GCCGCAGCCTCTGCCGCATTCCACGCCGCAGCCTCTGCCGCATTCCACGCCGCAGCCTCTGCCGCCCACGCCGCTTCCCTCGCCGCAACCCACGCCACATCTAGTACCGCATCCGACGCCGAAACGAGACCCTGGGGCTCCTCCTCGGTCAGGATCGCCGCACGCCGAATCACCGCCACCACACCCAGCCACCCAGGCCCGAACGTGTCAGCAAGATCGGCATCGGAGACCTCAATTGACCGCATACGTTCCAGCACTTCATCTTTAGTGCGCCCCTCAGTGTCGTTCCAGTCCTCAGTGATGCCTTGGGCGCGCATCACTGCGCGGATGATCTGGGCGTCCCCGGGGCGTAATCCTTGGCAGGTCATCACGGCGGCGTGCGCGCACACGGCTTCGCCGATCTGCATCGCGCCTTGAATCCATTCTCGGGCTTCAAGATTCGCCACCACCCGCCGCATCTCGTCAGTCAGTGTCACTTCGATTCCTCCTTGGTGTCCCATGTCACGCAGTGGGGTGCATGACCCATCGTCTTCGGATGCCATTCGCATTCGGGGCACCGCTGGTTGTCCACACACCACTCACGGGTGAACAAGCGTGGACGCTCAGCCATCAGCGCCCCCAGCTTCCGTCGCGTCGTTGGCGGCCCGGACCCGATCGCCGTGCTCGGCGATCCACTTATCGACGGCGGCGATCCTGCTGGCCCCCCAACCCGGTGATTGCCGGAACCGGTTCACCCACTCCCCAGACTTGAGGAGGTAGACAGCCGTGCCGTCATACACGCCCCGAAGTTCGATACGCAACGCGATGTCGTCAGTCGTGAATGCGGTCATGCTGTCGCCTCGGTGAAGAGGTCGAGCTGCTCCACCATTGGCTGCTCCGACCACCAGATCGCTTGTTTGATGTACACCTGCATGTAGGTGCGGAGTCGGATCGAGTTGGCGGTGTACCGGCTGTTTTCATCGTCGGTGGGGTGGTGCCGCTTGCACGGTTCGGAATGTGCGTTAGGTGGTTCGTTCTGCCAGGGGCACCAGCACCAGCCGTAGGTGCGGTTCTGCTCGGCGATCCGCTCTAGGCGGTTCGCGGTGACCTTGGCGCGAATATCGGCGGCAACGGCTGCGGCCCAGCCCGTCATCTGCGTGTAGCCGATTGACACTTTGGGGTCGTGTCCGATGTCGCCGCCGTGAATGCCGGATCCGTTGGTGCTGTACCAGCGCAGCCATTCCGGCCCGTTCACGCGACCGGCTGTACCTCCTGCGTGGGTGTATTTGATGCGCGGCAAACCGTACTCAGGCACCACAATCAGATCCGCCAACATCGACGGGTCATACGCGGCGAGTACATGCCGTTGGTCGTCGGTGAGCGTCCGCATCTCGTCAGTCAGTGTCACTTCGATTCCTCCTTGGTGTCCCATGTTTTGCGCCTCCGCTTTTTGCGTTCGTTGGAAGCGATCCGCATTCCCACACGGCACGCGACACAGGGTGTTTCACCACGCCGTCGATGCGCCTGGTATTGCGCTTCTGATCCGCACTTCACCCAATCCAGCGGCTCCTTCTTCGGGCCAGGCAGACCAACAATGCCTTGCCGTTTCCGCGCAGCTTTGACAGTGGAGCGCGAAACATTCAGCTCGGCCGCGATCTCCCCGATGGTGAATCCGGAACCGGAAAGTTCCACGATGCGGCGTTCCTGTCCCGCACTGGCTTCTGCACTCATCACGATGCCGACGACCGCACGGATTCCTTGGCGGGAGCGCGCCATTCGAGGATGACGCGGTTGTCGTCGAACTGGCGACCAACGACACCGCGGCGGATGCGCAGCACGTCGAGGTGGTCGGTCAGGATCTCACGACGCTCAATATCGGAAATTAGCGACCAGTGATCCCGTATCGTCGCCGATCCCATCGGATACTCGCCACAGATATCAAGGAGATGTCCGATAAGCCAAGGCTCAAAGATAGTGCGAGATAGCGTCTGTCTGCATTTCGGGCAGTAAAGAACCGGGCGTTTCTGGTTGGTGCCGCGGCACATAAAGACGTTGCAATCGTCGCAAACTGCAACCTTAGACAGGGTTGGGCTGGTGCGGGCGCGGTCAACCATCTTCATGCCCTGCGGCGTTGTAGCCGTTCCCAATCGAGCCTGAATGGCTTGGAACTCTTCAACGCTGATGATCGCCAGATCGGGGTAGATGATTGGCTCGCCGTCGCCGTCGCGGCGCACCGCCGTAGGGTCTGGGTCCTTGTCGCTCTTCGGTCGCCCCGGGTTGCGCCGAATCATCCCCGCGAGAATTGGATTGCGCAGGATGCCGGCCACTGATTGCCGACTCCATGCGACGGAGTCCGTCTTACGTTTCATCGCCGCATGAGGGTGTAAGAGTGCGCCGATGGAAGTGAGGTATTTCGCCACAGCGTTCGCGGTGGCTCCGGATTGGAATCTGTCGACGGCGCGAGTCAGGTATTCGATTCGGTCGGGGTCTTTCTCTAGCCACTTCCCTGTGCCGCCGTCGGGATGGTCGATGACCCGATAGCCGTAGGGCGTTCCGCCGCCGAGCCAGCGGCCTTGCGTCACAAGGTGTTTCCGGGCCGCATTCACCCTGGCCCGGATGGCTTCGGCTTCCATCTCCCCGAATACCGCGAGGATGACCGCGAATGCCCGGCCTTGGGCAGTCGTCATATCAACCGGGTCTTCGACTGCGACAAGCCCCGCCCCTTTGGCTTGCAAGGCACGGTCGGCGTTGAGAAAGTCGAGCACCTTACGGGCGAGCCGGTCGACCTTCCAGATGATCATCGCCTGATAGCCGGACAACTTAAGAGCCGCCTTCCAACCGGGACGGTCTTCGGGACGGTTCAGGCTCGCGGACACTCCATCATCGACAAACTCGCCAAGGATTTCCCAGTCGCGGGCCTCCGCGTATCGACGACATGATTCAAGTTGCCGCTCAATGGAAACCGACTCTTCTTTGGTGACACTGATGCGTGCATAGATGACACATTTGCGCCGGGTCACCGAAGCGCCTCACAAACCGCGCACGGATCATCCGCCAGGTGACGAGACACAGCAGGCCAGTCGGGGTCCATAACAAACCGGGCCGCCCAGAACATGCCGCAATGACGGTAGGCAGGCTCGCTATCCGGTCCCCATACCCCGTCCCACACCCACACCCGACCCCGATGATCGGTGAGCGTCTCGGGGTTATCGCCGCGCAAATCGGCACGTTTCGCTTCTGCGGCTATAAGCCGCAGGGCCATCCACTCGGCGAGTATGGTTACCCACGGATCTTCGTAGCTTGTCACTGGTCCTCGTTCATCAAGTCGGCCAACATCGACGGGTCATACGCGGCGAGTACATGCCGTTGGTCGTCGGTGAGCGTCACGATGGCGGCACCTCGATACCGTCATTGATCAGCCGGTCGATCTCCCGCTGGACGTACCACGCGGCCTTCTGGAGGTCGTCCATCGCGGACTGGCCCTGCTTACGCCCCGCCCTCGCCAAATACTTGACGGCGTTGCCGCGGTTGAAGTTCAAGCGTTCCGTGATGTCGATGACCTCGGCGCCGTTAGAGAAGCCGCGATAGTGCGGTGGCTTGTTGATGAGGTCTGGTTGTTCACTTGCCATCAATCATCTCCGTCCTGCTTGACGTTGTGGAAGCCGCTCACTTGTCGGCCAGCCTTGCGTTGCATGGCATTTTTCGTTCCTGGCCGTCTTTGTGGCGGCAGAACTCGGCTGGTTTGGCTCCGCAGTGCGGGCAGGGCTTGTCGATGGCTCCTGTGTCCGCATAGGCGGCAACAACGGGCCCTGTGGTTCTGGTGCGACCCGCGCCGAGGGCGTACTCGGGGTCAGGCATCAGGCGATGTCCTTCCGCTGGGGGTGATTGGGGCATGGGGCCATGCCGGCTTCAAGTTCGATGCGGCCGAGGTCGTCGCAGTCGCCGCAGTCGGCGATGGCGGCGAAGATTTCTTGGCGGCGTTGGTCGCGGAGCTCGGTTTCACGCCGTTCAGCCGCTTGGCGGTTCTTGTGCCAGGTTTCGTTAGCGCGCCGCGCGTCAGCGCAGGCGCCACACGACGGTGGCTTTACCGAGTTCAGATGCCGCGAACATCTTTCGGGGGGCGGAACGTGATCGGCGCCCTGGTGACCTTCCGTACTTCCGCAACCCCCTTCCTGTTCCTCTGTTCCTCTGTTCCCCTGTTCCCCTGTTCCAGAGGAGGAACTTCCTAGCCTGTCCGAGGAAAATCCTTCACCGTCGGCGGATTTTCCGAACCGCAGGTCAGGGGTAGATTTCGGGTCATCATGTTTCGGGAAACGGCCCGCCGCCCGCCGCTCCGTTTTCTGGTGCTTCTCCCACGTCAAAACCGCGTAAAAGTGCCGCCCGCAGTGCTCGTAGAAAGCCACCCCGTATACGCAATGAATTTCCTTGAGGAGCCTCTGTAAATCCTTCACGGTCAGTTCGTCCTCGTCGGGGAAGGCGAAACCGAGCAGCCCGTACAGGTTGGTTTCGCCGATTCCCTCGTCGTTGGCCCACGACCACATAGCCATGTAGAGGATTCGCGCGAGGGGGGATGCCTTCGCGGTATCGGGTGATCGGAAGAACTCCGGCTTGAAAGTGCGAATACGTGGCATCAGGC